AAGCTGTTCGATAGCCTCCTGCGCCACCGCCGCCAGAAGCGAACCGGCCACCGCCACCGCCGCCCCCCGCGATGATTAAGTATTCAAGGACATTGTTACCCGCAGCATTACCAGCATTGGACACAGTAAAAGTGCCAGAAGAAGTGAAAGTATGTACTTTAAAATCACCGTCAGTAGTAATAGAGCCGCCTGTGGCAGCGATATACTGAGCGTTGGAGGTGCCATAAAAGTCAGCAATAGAAATCTCACCGGAAGACGGAACCCCAGCGGCAGCGGAATAATACTCAGATAGTCCAATGGGGTTTGACCCACCGAACTCAGTCTGGATGTCGCTTAGCGATAATTGGCCCGAACCCGGAAGTGCCATTTACTTGCCCTCAAGTGCTTCGACCCGAGCAGAAAGCTCCTTAACCGCTTCGATCAAAAGACCGTGGAGCGCATCGTAGTTGACAACTTTGTATTCTTGGCCATCGTCTGTCTTGAGTGGCAACAGCTTCTCTGTAACTGCTTCAGGTAGAACCTTCTCTACTTCTTGGGCAATCACACCCGCGGAAACTTTGCCGTCCGCCTTGTACTCAAAGGTATAGCCGTTGAGTTGGCTTACTTTTGCAACAGCGTTCTCGATGCCGACAATGTTTGTCTTGAGGCGTTCGTCAGAAATTGTTGTTGAGTAGGCGATAACGTCACCGTCAGCGTGGAAGTCGCCATCCGCCTCTAAGCGAGCTTCTTCGCCACCGTTCACAAAGAAAGATGTGTGGGAGTTGTTCGTCCAACCGATGTAATCACCAGAATCCAAACCAATGTGAGTAATTCCATCACGAAGGTCAGGCTCTACCGAGAAAGTTGTACCAGTTAGATCAAGGCCGCTACCCGCTGAGTAGGTTGTATCGGTATCAGTAGGTACAGCCCAAGTAAAGCTACCGTCGCCATCGGAGCGTAAGAATTGAGAGGTTGTCCCGTTCCCTGTGACGTTAAGCTCATCCGCGCCAACAGCATTTGATGCTATTTCGTTAGCGGCAACGGAATCCGTAGCTAAAGATGTAGAGAACGACAAGTTACCAGAGCCGTCAAAAGACCCAGAGGTACCAGTTACATCGCCAGTTAAGCTGATGGTACGCCCCGTCGCCCATGCGGAGGCGGTAGAAGCGTTACCAGATAAAGCTGCGGTGATAGTTCCTGCGGAGAAATTACCTGACGCATCACGGGCCACAATTGTAGAAGCACCGTTAGCCGAGGCTGCTGTTGTACGTGCGTTTGCTAACGTACCCGCCGAGACGTTTGAAGCATTTAACGAGGTAAGGGAAGCACCTGAACCGCTAAACGTAACACCTGTAATAGCGTTACCGGCAAAATTACCTGTTGCATCGCGGGCCACAATTGTAGAGGCGCCGTTAGCCGAGGCTGCTGTTGTACGTGCGTTAGCGAGTGTACCTGCTGATACGTTGGACGCGTTCAAGGAAGTAAGGGAAGCACCTGAACCACTGAAAGAAACGCCCGTGATTGCATTACCAGCAAAGTCACCAGAAGCATCACGTTGTACAACGGTAGATGCGCCGTTGGCAGATGAAGCGTCTAGGCGAGCGGTTGCTAACGTACCCGCGGAAACGTTTGAGGCGTTTAACCCAGTGAGGCTTCCCCCCGGTCCGCTGAATCCTGTAGTAGCTGTAATAGTGCTACCCGCAAAATCCCCAGAAGCATCCCGAGATACAATAGTAGACGCACCGTTGGCTGAAGACGCCGTTGTACGTGCGTTGGCTAGAGTGCCCGCAGAGATGTTTGAAGCGTTCAGAGATGTGATATTTGCACCAGAGAACGTAGCTGTTGTTGAGCCTGTACCACCTTGAGCTACAGCCAGAGGACTACCAAGTGTTAACGACGAGAGGTGAGTCACCGCATCCACACAGTCAGTACCATTGTTGTAGACAAACATCGTCTTACCGGCTGGGACAGCGACACCAGTTTGGCCAGTGACCTTAATGGTGATTGCATCCGCACAACCGTTGTTTACGATGTAGACCTTCTCAACAGCGGGTACTACTAAATCTTGCGCCCCACCAGAGGTACCAGTCAGATTCAACCGCATATGGCGATATTGTTGGGTAGTGTTATCGTCAGCCGCGCTCAGCGTAACTGTGCCACTAGCGAAAGTAACATCAACAGTACCACCGAGAGCTTCCTCAAGGGCTGTACCCAAGTTAACGTTCGTTACACTACCCCATGTACCAGCGTTTTCGCCGGTCGCCATAAGCTGTAGCTTTAAATTATCACTATATGAACTGGCCATTTCTCACCTCATGCCGCATTAGTATCAACCTCAACCCAATTCGGGGTTTGAGAAGTGTTAATTCCGCCCCACACAAGTGGGCTATCAATCGTTGCTGTTGCAGAAACGCCGGTCACAACGGCCTGATTATCAATACTCACAGTAGCAGTGCCTTCCGCACCAGTAGCTTCTACCCCAGTAACATCAACATCTGCACCGGCTCGTGGCGTTTCATTGCCAAGCGCCATAATACCAGTTACGCCAGTAACCGAGAAGTTGGCGGTACCAGTAATAGTAGGATCTCCAACATCCGCCGTAGCGGTCACACTGGTAAGCGATACAAGTGCATCACCCGTAATCTCGGTTACCGTACCTTCTTCGCCCGTAGCTTCCACACCGGTCTGTGTAGTATTAGCCGCTGCTCTAGCAGTAACAGAGCCAACGTCATTAGCGGCACTAACCCCTGTTACATTTAAGTTTTGCTGAATCTGTACTACAGACCCCGCGTCAACGGTCCCGGTGCCTAAAACACCAGTTACACTAACGTTAGCGTCACCTTGTGGTGCTTCTTCATCACCGAGTAGGCCAGAAGCCTCAACCCCCGGTACGAAGACATCAACGTCAAGGTTTGCACCACCCCAACCAAGTTGAGACTGGTTCCACTCCCCGATACCCCATTCAGCGTTGGTATCAGGGTCTTCAATACCCACTAAGCCTTCCGCAGATACGCCTGTGGTTATGACGATCTTTACGGTCTTGGGGGTTTCCTCGCCTAGTTCACCTAAGCCAGAAACGCCAGTCACGTTGACGTTGACAGAAATTAACCCACCAAATCCGTCTTCGCTCCAGCCTTGTTCCCCCCAACCCGTAATGGCCATTACTTATGCCTTACGCGATACGAATGATTGCGTTAGAAGCATCGGCTGCTGGGAAGATGATTGTGAAGTCACCATCTGTCGCGGTTTTATCCGCACCGAAGTCCAGAACCGCTACTGCAGCATTGGTCAAAGCTGTGTTAGCCGTACCATTTGCCGAAGGCGTAGTGTTGTAAATCAACGCGCCGCGAGCAGTAATGGAGACGTTGCTGAAAGTTAGGTCGTCAAAATCAGCGAAGCCTGTACCCGCAGAAGCGTTAGTGTTGGTAGCTGTAACACCGCCGTTAGTTAACGCCGCACCGCCAGCAGAGTAGTTTGTACCTGTGGCTTCGTTAGTAGCTGTGTATGCTGTCGTATTTGCATCAATCGAAGCAGATGACGTATACAGCGCCAGTTTAAAAGTATCACCGCTTGCATCGCGGAAATCGTGACATCCAAGCAAAAGCTCTGCTTTGAAGGATGTACACATCGTTTGAGTAATGGCCATGATGGTCTCCTTTAACTATCTATGAGTTTCACTAATTCGGGGTGTCCGGCATCTTTGAACTTATTCGCCAAAGTTACCTGATTCGCCCGAACAGCTTCTTTCATATAGAACACCAGAACTTGCCGGATGTTCTCCTTAAAAGCCTCTGCTTGATCTCGTATTGCAGGGTGTGTAGTCCCTCCAACACTAATGATCCGTTCGAGAGCACGTTCGGCTAACTCCTCTGGAGTAGCACCTCTATGCTGCGTCGCTTCAACTCGAAAGCCTCCGCCAAGCAGCAAATTTATATCAACTATGTTGTTCATCGTACTGGGTACCTAGCTTGTCCTGATCTGTACATATCTTGACGATTCTTACCCTCCCCAAGGAGTTTCAGTTGCGCCATAGCCTCATCGTACCGCTTTTGGTAGTTGGCTTGTACATCTTGCTCGCCTTTCATAAACGTATACGCCTCAAGCAAGGTGCCGTACAACAGAACAGAATCGAAGTTATCACCCAACCAAGATGTAGCTGAATCCACGATTGAGTTTGGATAATAGAAATAGTGTAGTTCTACGGTGTAGTCGGCGTCAGGCGTAGGACCAACGATATAAGACTGATCGTCAAACATAGCATAATGGGTCGGTGTGCCCGTGCTGTTTGGATCTGGGAACGCCTCACGAATGAAGTTAACGTCTTTATTCAACAAGTAGCCGTAGGAGCCGTCCGTGTTAACAACCGCTAACGAGAAGTTAGCTAGCCAATCTGAAGGCACTGTAAGGTATTCGTTATCGCTAGTCAGCGACCCCGTCACGTTCTTACGAAGTTCCAACAATTGAACGGTGTTAAAAACGCGCTGTTCAGCCTGTCTAATAAACGTGTCAATCTGTTCCTTAGCTAAGAAATCAGTAGCGTTACTAGACGTATCAATAACAACCGTATCGGGGAAATCATTCTCCGCATACGCCTGAACTGTTTTGAACAACGTAGCGTAATTCATTAGTTAGACTTTCCGCTGAAACCTGTGCCTTTCGTTGCCGCACCAGCACCGCGCATCTTCTTGGTCTGGGTATTGGGCACGTTGTTTGGGTAGCCATCAACATTCGGCACTGGTACCGACTGTGGTTGGTTTGGCATAGCTTTTACTTTCATCGCTTTCTCCTACGAAGTCGTTACGGTCACTGTGCCGACTTCAGCGTCAGCTTTAAGGTTATCTGGTAACCCACTAATTTTCAAAGGATTATATAACCCTACAGGGTTCCACCCCCACTGTATATCACGAGACTGCTCATATGAGCTATCCGGTCTCGGGTTCCGTAGCGCCTGTGGGTCTGTAATCGTATACATGCCCAACTGTAGCTGCGGCTGATCTGGTTCCCAACACGTGGGGCAGACCATAATATTTACTTGTTCTGTCTTGATCGTCAGCGGTTTCAACTGCTTCAACTTGTACTGAAACCCACACCGATCACATACGGCTATCGCTCTTTTGCCGGAGGCAAACTTTACAGCCATAGCTACTCCTTAATAGAAGAACTCACGCGGTGCCAAACGCAGCGAAGACTTATCTCGATCTTCGGAGGACGCTAGGTTCCACTGTTCTTCATATGATGCTTTCAGCATCTCAATACGGTTCATCGCCTCTGGAATCTTCAGGGACAGGTAATATGCTAGTCCGGCCACCAAACAAGGCAGCATACGGAATGGAATATCTTGTGTGTTCACACCGTTACCCGCATCTTGGATACGGCGCATACGCCAGTACGCAAAGGTGTACGTTTCGTTGTTCGGAGTAGGCCATACGTTAATCTGTGGCACATCCGCTTGACGGTCAATCCACACTTGAATCGGACGCCCCTGAACATTTTTGTTAGGAATACTGGCGTAAGTGGCCACACTAATACGGGTGATGCTGATATCCGATTGAGTAGAACCACTACCGGTACGAACCACGTGGTCGAGCAGGTCAATAGTGTCAGCAGGGAGATCGTACGTGCCTGTGCCTTGGGTCAGAGCTACGGAGCCTTCCTCAATAGTCCACAGGTTAATACCACGGTTAGCCCACTCGATAGTCAGGAGGTTGAGGCTACGCCGCGCTGTACGCATATCATAACCAGAACGAAGCTCCACACCACAACGCTCAAAGGCTTCCTCAACCAAGTTGTTAAGGTCTAAATCAAATGTTGCGGTTCCCGATGTTGCCATCACTTCTTCCTTTTAGCTGGGGCCACTCGACGTGGCTTACCTGCTGGTTGTCCTAGACGCTTTTTCTGCGCTATACGTTTCTTCTTCTCCGCTGCCGTCATTTCCCCAGACGTTTTTGGAGTTTTGCTAGAAACTCTTTTGCTTGGTCTACAATACGGCGTACCGCGCTTTTCACCTTCTTTACGTCCACATGCTTTCCCAGTACGAACATCTTTCCAGTCCTCTTTGAACCAACGTTTGAGGGCGGCGCCCTTTTTACTTTTTCTTACCGCCACTCTTATTGCCCCAGTTCTTAGCCCCGACTTTTCGACACTTAGCAATGGCACCGCTTGCATAAGCACTTGGAAATACCCTATAGCGGGCCTTCACCTTGCTATAACAAGCGTCCTTTGTAGAGCCCCCCGCCTTATAATAACGTCTCATCGTCGAGCCCCTTACGCAAAATCCGTCGTTTCTGTATCAACCGGTCGTAATCTTCCGGTGAATACCCAGCATAGTACCCCAATTTCTCTAGGGCAACGGCAGCGGAGTCCAAATCTGACAATGGTTGAACAAACACAATGGTTTTATCTTTCTGGTAGGACAACAACCAAATGTCCATCCCCACAAAAACAAACCAGTTGTTCAACGCATCACAGCGTGCCTCCAGCTCCTCATACCCCTGCTGTGGGTCGTCCTGCACGCACATAACAACTTTATACGTGCCAAAACTTTTAACTTCTTGGTGAACCGTGTCCCATAGGGCGTTCGTGTTCACAACTTTTACTAGTCCGCTATCCCAAGCCTTTTTCGCAAAAGGACAAAGAGGGACTCCCGTTTTTCCATCGGGAACTGATAACTCAGCAATCCACTCTTTTACCCACTGCATTACTTGATTGGGCCTCCAAAAAGCCACGCCCTACAAGTCCGATCCGCCGCGCATTTAAACGCAAACAGTTGGCAATAACCCAAGTCAGCGGCTTCAAGCGTTCTGGACCGATTTTCGCCCATATCTTTCGCGCCTTGCGGCGCATAGTCATCATCAAGCCCCAACCCGTTTTCAATGCACGCCAGCATTTTGGGGGTCTGAATAAACGCCGCACAGTTCGCACAACGGGAAGACTTAGCCTCTTCTTCCGAAATGTCCCATAAATCAGCGATACCCTTCCAAAACTTTTTGTTAGGCTCGCCCGGATTCATGGGTCCGTAACCTCGCTCTTTAACAGCGATGTCGCGGTTTTTCGTATTAAGGGCTACGTCAGTTGTAGCAATAGGGCAGGAGTCGCCATCCTTGTAGTTTTTTACAAGTGCTTCCCCTACCGCTTTATTACCACGTTCCGCCACGGTGCTAGGTTACCCTACCGCGAGTCTTACCCTTCATAGCGCAACCATCGATGCCGCTTGATCCGCCGCGACCCATTTTCTTAACGTAGACGCACCACCACGAGCCATCTTAGTCTTAGCCATACCGCCGCGAGCCATCTTAGTCTTACCGCCGCGAGCCATTTTCTTCTCTTCGGTTTTGCCACCGCGAGACATCATCTTGGTTTTGCCACCACGGGCCATTTTGCCCTCACCATCCGCAGCAAAAGCAGGTACCATCTTGCCGTCTTTCATTACCATCGGCATTTTGTTGCTGCCGCCTGCTTTCATTTTGGTCATAGGCATTTTACCGCCACGAGCCATCTTTGTTTGCTTTTTCATACAAAACGTCCTTTTGTCTTACCACGTTGAGCGATACCGTCACCACGGTTCTTCTTAACTTTGCCACCTTTCTTCATACCGGCAGCTTTACCCGCTGCGCCCTGCTTCATAGCTTTACGAAGTAAGGAGTCGTTTTCCTTGTCATCTTTTTTGGCAAGGTTGTACATGGGCGAGAAGTTCTGAGCGAAGCTCTTGATCCCACCACTAGCCGCCGCTAAAGGGCTGACTGCTTTCAATAATTTACTCGCCATTACATAAACCTCTCTGCTACAGCAACACCTACGATAAGTACGGCTAAGCCCCACATCCGTAGATCTAATTTCTCAAGAAACGCCTTTTGATCGGCCAGCTTCTCTTCTATACGTTCGTACCTAGAACTACATTCTTCTTCATGCCCAGCTAACAGCAGTAATACATCCTTTGCCTGCAGTTCCCGGTCTTCCATCGACACTGTAACTTCGCTGAGTTTTTGTATCTTGCTCGCCATTAGCAGTTCCACTTACGTAAACTTTTGTTAATGCGGCTATTCGGATCATTCGCTGTCTTCGCGCTAGTTAAGCGTTTCTTCATACCCTTCATACGAGCGCAAAAAGAAGCGCGGCGCTTAGCGGCTTTTGATCCTTTCTTGAGTTTGCTGGGCTTAGTAGTGACAGCCGTCTTCAGCTTGCTACCGGGGTTCTGCTTCCGATAGCTAGCGACGCCCTTGGCGTTCAGCCCACCAGACTCACTTTTTCCTTCTTTGCGTTGCCAAGCGGCTGTTTTACCACCTTTTTTGTAGTAAGCACGCATAAAAACCCTAGCTATAAAACAATGTCATTGAAGACAAAGCCGCTTGCGCGTACGTCACGTAGCCACCCTCTTTGAAAAGGATGCCGTAGTCAGGGACAGACGGATACTCAGTGCTCGCATCGGTTCCTGTTGTGTTGTACTGCATGCGGATTGCACCAGTAGCTGACCCTTGACGGAAAGTAATGGTCCCCGCAGTGCCAGAGTTCACGACATATATGCCGCGCAGTCTCAAAGGCCCACGGAAAATTACTGCCGCAATAGAAGAACCAGATCCAGCGGTCACGTTACCGTCAGTAGCGCCACTTGCCGCGATCTGAGTAACCGTAGCGAAATAGCTAGTACCTGTTGCTGCACCAGCATTTACGCCAGTAATCGCTTCGGTCTGCGCCGCGCCAGTTTCATCTGTGCCGGTCACAGTGAACGTCACGCCTGTATCGTCGCCAGTAGAAGTAATGGTCACGTTACGTGGCTCGTCAAACGTTACCGATCCACCAGAAGCAAGTGCCCCATCAATAGTCAGATCACCCGCTTCAGCTAGGTTAATCGCGGTAGCAACACCATCAGCATCAGCAGCGGCGGCCTCGATGAACGCGGCTTCAATATCCGAACTAGACATAGCTTAGTCCTCTTTCTTTTTGGATGCTGCAGGCTTCTTAGCAGCGGTCTTTTTAGGGGCCGCTGCTTTTTTTGCCTTATTAAGCACCTTGCTGTTCAAGTTGCCCATAGCTCACCCCTTACGATACTGCCGCAGAGAATGGAGTCGCTTCTGTACCAGTCGCCGCACCTGTGGAAACTACAGAAAATACGCCGGAAGCCATGTCTTGGATCGTAATGACTTGCCCAAGGATGCCGCCAGTTGTAGAACCGTCGAGGGTAATAGTGTCTGAATCAGCCGCTGTCTCAAAGATAGAAGCAGAAGCATCTGAATCGTTTGCAACGATTGCAACGCCAGCCATTACGTCAGTCGCATTAGCAACCTGAATAATGTAGTCGTTTGAAGTTACAGTAGTTCCAACGAAGAAACGGTAGATGTTACCTGTACCAGTTGCGGCAGGGAGAGTAACAGTTGCTCCTGTAGCAACACCGAGAACCATTGTACGCCCTGCGTGAGCTGCTGAAGTTAACGTAACGTTTGCTGCAACACTTACGAGAGAATCTGATCCTGTAATAAAGCCAGCCGTAGAGGTGACTGGACCTGAAAAGGTAGTTGATGCCATTGCGATGTCCTCACATGCGAGTTAAGTGCGCCTGTCTGCATGTCGTCTGCTAGGTCAGTCCGACGCACCAATTTCCTAGTTACGCTTACTAAAGCACAGGTAAAAGATTGAGTCAAATAAAAAGGGGAGCCGAAGCTCCCCCTATTGCAGTAGCTTAAAAGCTACTTACGCAGCACCCGGAGATCCGAAGATTCCCAGTGGGTCTGACCAGCCGAAGCTGTAACGCTCACGAGCCTTGTAACGTACGTTACCAGTATCGAAGTCACCGTCCATACCAGTCGCCATTGGCGTACGTACGAAGTGCTTGAGACCGTTAGGTACATCAGTAGTCAAGAACCATGCGTCATCGTCAGTCAAGAAGTGGTTGACTGTGTAGCCTTCTGGGATGGCACCATTTGAGCGCAGTGCGTTCAAATCGTTATCCGCAGTTCCTACACGGCCTTCCGTATCGAGAAGACGAGTTGCAACGAACATCAACGCTGGTGGAATGATGAGCTTACGTGGCTTAGCTGCAATCAACAGACCACGCTCGTCAGTCCAACCTGCAATCTGAATAACAGCCGCTTCCAAAGAAGTTTCGTTAAGGTCAGCCGCAGTTGAAGGCTCGTTTGAGTTAGTTCCACCAGAAACAAGTGGGTGCGCTGTAGAAAATAGCTCAACACCATCGCCACCAGTGTAGCTAGAGTCGAAGCCGTTGTTCAGTACAGCAGCAGCCTTAGTCTGCTTGGTGTACGCCATAGCACGAGCCAATGCCTTGGTATAACGAGATGACAATGAGTCATATAGGTTATCTTCTACCGCTTCTTCAGTGATAGAGAATCCAAGAGCAATAGTTTCGTGTGTGTAACGCGAAGTCCATGCTTCTTGTGCGTTGTCATAAGAGATTGAAGAACCTTCTTCCTTTACAGGAGCAGTTCCAAATCCAGACAACTTAGTTTCTTCCTCGAAAGAACGCTCAGAAGTCTCTGCTTCAAAGATTTCTTTGTGCTCTTCACCATACTTTTGATATTCCAAGCCGAACAGTGCGTTCAGACCGGGAAGTAGCTCTTTAAGGAGCTGGGCGCGTGAAATTGCCATGTTGTATTACTCCTTATACGCCAGTGTTCATGGTCATCATGTGAGCACCATTGGTGATCTTGACCAAAACATCTGGGTAATCGTCCGAAGGATCAGACACGTGACCAACGATCTTAAACGCGCCTACTGTAGTTTGGACTGTAGCGTCCAACGCTGAAGTTGAGTTACCAGTCGTAGTAGAACCAGTAGAAGTAGACTGCTGAGCAGCAAACTTCGTGATTGTACCGATGATGGTTTGCGCTCCAGAACCGTCAAGCTGTGCTTGGAACAGTACATTTGGATCGTCAACAACATACGCTTTAATCGGCCCACCGTTAGCGGTACCCGTTGGGTAATACTGAGAGTGGATTACTTGGCCCTGAGCGTTAACGTACTCACAACCAACAAATACACCGATAGCACCAATAGTGTCACCGCCGAGGTTGTTAGTAGTGATGTCCGCGCCTGTGCCTGTAGCCAGTGCGATATACCCATCTGCCCCAATAGTGACTACTTGACCGTTAAACAGGTTAGTAGCTTCACCAGCAGGATCAATCAGATAGGTAGAAGTAGCCCCTGCATAGGGCATGCCATCAGCGCGTTTTACCGGCTTCAGGCCATATGGAGCTGCTGTAGTAGCCATTGCTCATTCTCCTAAAAAATTTAATTGCCTTTCCCAAACGATGTCTTGGACTTTCTATCCGCAAATAGAGGCATCCGAGGATCGTTCTCACGCATAAAGTTGTTGTCTACAGACTCCATCTGAGCTTGATTCTGCTTTAAGTAATAGTCATTACGCTGCTGAATAAACTCTTCCGGTATTTTGCAAAGCAACAGTCCTTGAACTTCGACGTTGTCTTTATAACGACTGTCTGGGTCCACGAACATTTTGAACTGGGGCTGTTCCTCAATCCGAACCGGCTCCCAACCTTGGCGCATTTTGGATGAAATATTGCGCGGGTCGGCCTGATTCATCTGAGACACCCGAACCCAACGATACGCATAACCCGGCTGCTTATCTGGCTCTGGTAATACAGAGGCAGGTTGCCATGCCTTCGGACGTTCCGATGTAGCTCTTGTTTCCAGTTCGCGTGCAAGTCTGTTGTTAGAAGCAGCTTTCTCTTGTGTAGCCATGATTAGTTCCCCATCTTCTTCAGTTCCCGAGCATATTGCTCAGGGGTCAATCCCAGTTTTCTCGCAATTTCAACTTGCGATCTCTTTAGCACGATCTTTTTTGGAGACCTGCTACGGGATGCCGGAGCAACTACCGTGGCGGGCTTCTTCTCTGCGCTCTTGACGGGCTTGCCGCCCCCGTCAGTCGTTTCATCTTCCCCGAAGTAATCCGGGAACCGGCGTCGCATTGTGCTGTCAACGGTCCGCCAGTAATCATCGGTGCCAATAAACTGAGCACCGTTCTCTCGTTCTAGCTTTTGGTGTAAGCCGAGTGCGAGAGCAGTCATCTCTTGGTCCTGCCCGAACCATGTATTGCGCTCTTGCCACGCAAGTGTTTTGGCGTCAGGGGCAGGTACCTGAACTTCATTTGCTTCAGTTTGTACATCAACCTCACTCTGTTGTAAAGAACTTGGTCTAAATGTTTGAGCTTGCTGAAGTTTGTAACTAGCCGCAGTGAGCTGTCGCTGTGCTTCTAGCATCTGGTCAGTATCGCCAAGCTCGTGTGCTTCTTTATAAGCACGCTCAGCGTTCTTCATTTCGAGTTCAGCCGCTTGTTTGTACGTACTTACTAGCGTCTCCTCGCCCTTTGATAAACTGGCTTTGAGGCGCTTATTCTCCTCCATAGCCTTTTGAGCTAGCCGGATAGCTTCCTGCTGCTCACGAAACGCCTTCTCTTTCTCACGGCGCTCGTCATGCCACACCTTCTTCATCTGCTTCAGGCGCTGCTTCACCTTGTCGGAGTAGTCCTCCAGCTCGTCTGCTTCAAGCTCTTCGACAATCTCCTTAGGCATTGGCGAATGGCCACGGTCTTCTTCCGGTGTGTCATCTTCAATCTCTAACTCAGGCTCGTCCTTCTCAGGTTGTTCCTGTTCAGCGACCTCCTGCTCCTCTTCGATTTCAAAATCGAACTCTTCTTCAGTATCGGCTTTCTGTGCTTCTGCGTTCATTTGTGCCTCCTTTAGGCTCTGGATATTCCACGTGGATCTTCAACCACCGCTTCGACCGCATCATCGTTAATGATTCGGAACTCACGACCGTGGATCTTCACACGTGTACCGGCGTGTGGACGGACAAGAATAAAGTCCCCCTCTGCACACCAAGCCCCCGATGGGAACCGTGTTTCGTCCTTATAACAATCAGGACCGAGCTTCATTACAAATAAGGTAGTAGTGAGTAGCTCCTCGTTGTGTAGGGTCTCAGCGGACTTAATTAAGCCACTGTCGCCAAACGTAGTTTCCTGCTCTGGAATCGCACATAAGATGCGGTACCCAGAAGGATCTGGCAGTTGTTTTGCCTTCTTTTCCGCCGTATCCGGCAGCTCTGTTGCTTCATCCGGGTTATCGGGGTTTGTGCCGACTAGGATTTCAGTCATCGTCTTGGTTCTCCATACGTTGTGCTGTTTCTCGCACGATGTTGTTTGCGATCATAAGACCGCGAATTACGCCAGTGGCGTGCTTATATTGGGCATGATCGGGAGCCTTACCGGCTGCAAGATCTTCCACAATAACTTCTCTCTCCTCGTTGATTTTGTCAGCGAGGTACTTCAGTAGGTCTGTACTCATTCTTCACCTTGAGGTTGCTGAGTTTGTTGTTGCCGCATAGCGCGGTCTTCTTGGGCTGCTTCACGGGCAATTTCGATACCCATCTCCAACCCATCTTTCTGCTGTTGGGCAGATAACTTGCCTTTCTCGGAAGCGATCTTCGCTCCGACTTGCATACCTGCAACGCGCTCTTGCGATGCGATACGTTCTCTTTCCAGCTCCAACCGGTCGGCCTTTTCGGCGGCTTCGACCTGCATCTTCTGGGCTTTGAGCTGAGCCTCTGCCTGCTTGATCTGCAGTTCGGCTTGCTGCATTTGGACAATCGGATCTTGCTGGGCTTGTTGAGCCTGCTTCTGAGCCTGTTCCGCTTGGTTCTGACCGAGCACCTGTTGTGCTGCGGCAGCCGCCAAACGAGAGATCTCCAGCTCTGTCGCTTCGTCCATCTTGTCGTCTGGTGTTGGGTAAGGAACGCCAGCAGCGTCTTCGATCTGCTTGCGATACGCCATCGCCAAATGCTCTGCCAAATGCTCTTGGAAAGCCGCGCCAATGGTTTTGGCCATCGGGCTTTGCTGCAACATACCCATCATCTTCGGATCTTGGGCTGCGGCCATGTGGACAGCAATATGCGCCTCGTGATCCTGATACAAGAACGCCTTAACCGGCTTACCTTGCAGTAGATTCATATTTTCTGTGACAGGATCGGTCGGCTTCTGGTCATCTTCCATTGGAACCAGTTTTTCAGCGTTCTTTATTCCTAAAACTTCTAACATCTGCCGGTGTAAGTACGGCATGTCATAAAGCTGGGGTGCAGACTGCGCCATTTGCAACACTGCTTGGTACTGAACGACCTTTTGCGCCATTGTCGCCGCGTTCGGGTCAGAAACAGGGATAACTTCGACCTGATCGTAGTCACGGCCACGGTCCATAGGCTCGCCAGTGCTAGGCTCATAGCTATATTCATCATCTGCATAGTCACGGATGATGCCCTTCAGGAGTTTAAGCTCCTGTTTCATTGAGTAGTGGATGCGTGCCTGAACGGCAGACATGATCTTGAGCGTACGCTCCAAGATTGCCAAAGTGGTACCAACAGGCGCCTGCCCTGACATGTCAGAGATCTTCATATCCGCCGCGGAAGCGAACCGGCGACCTTCTTCAACGATTGTACCTAGCAAGCTGGCCAGAACCTGTGAAGGCTCCTTATAAGGTAGCGTCATGATGTTGTCGCGGATTGTGCCCGAGGCAACGTCTACATCACGAAACTCCGCTGGGGATATGGGCGTGTCGTCTCCCTTGACCCGTAGTCCTTTGGTTTTGAACCCTCCGGGTAGGTTGGAGAGGGTGCCCGCATCAACGAGCTGTCGGATGATGGACGTACCTGACTTAGCGAAAGCACCAACAAGATGAATAAGACCGAAAGCATAGAAGCCAAAACCGGGTACATAACTATAATGAACAAAATGGTTGCGCTTCTGCTGTGCTTTATCGTCTTGGTTCCAGTTGCGACGAATCGCAAGAATCTCTTCCGAGTTCTTCTCAATAGTAACCACGTACGGTAACGCAATACCTGTAGGATTCCCGTCTTCATCCTCATCCTCGTAACCCGGCAGATCGAGGTCAACGTGCATTTCGAGAATTTTATGACGGTCATCAGAAGTCGCACTGAAGCCCATCTTCTCTGCAATCGACTTCTCGATATCATCTAATGTATCGCCCGGTTCTTCCAGCTCTACGTCACGGTAAAAGCCAGCAACCTGTAACTTCTTGATTTCATTAGCGGTTTTCCGCATGACATGAGTGACACGCTCAGCCGTCTCGATATTAGACGCGCCGTAGGGCACTACTACATCTTCGGCAGGTATATAAATAGCAACCTGACGTTGCATACCCGGATCGAAATACACCTTCTTGAAGGCGTTACCAGAGAGACCGAGACCCCACAGCATGCGCTCATGCTCTGGACGATACTCAACCATCCTCTCTGTTAGTTGATAATTCATGTCATCCTTGACGCGCCGAGAGACTTCCAACTTCTCTGGGGTTTCCTTACCAATGACTTTCGTCTTGACCGGCCCCTGTGCCGGGAAGGTTTCCATCATCGTTTCAGACTGAAACTTAACAAGAGCTTCAGACAGGAGGGGGTGGTAAACACCACAAGCACCGGGCCACGGTTCTGTACGATCTTCGATCTTCATGCCCAGCAGCTCAAGGCCGTCTACATAAGTCTGCATCCAGTCACGACGCGAGTTAGCGTCTTCTTCAAAGTCTTCAACCAGTTCACCAACGAGTGTGGCGAGTTGTTCCTCGTCCATCTCCTCGGCGAGGTTGGCCCCGAAGTCTTCGTCGTCGGACATATCGTCCGGGTCGAGAACAATCTCCATTCCTCCGACGTTGATGGTAACTTCTTCTGGGTCTTCAATTTCGATCTCAATATCTGGCTCCATGTTGGCGGCCTGCGCCATCATTTCATCAATCCCCATAGGGGCTTGGTTCACTGCCTTGTCAATTGCCATTGCTCAATCCTCAATAATACGCTGCTTGCGGTCGTCTAAATGCGGGTAGTTCGTCTTCTTCGTCTAGCAGTGTCCGAATATACCCACCTTTCCGGAACCGCATTAGGGCTAGCGACGTAGAGTCAACGTAGTCATCGTGATCTCCCGAAGGAAAACTTGCAACTTCTTCAATGACTTCCTCAGCCCAGTGTGTGTTGGGTGCCCATACTCTGCCACTGGCAAAAATGTCCGCAACCGCATTTAGTCGGGTAATCTTGTCGTTCCCTTTTGTAGGAGTGAACTCCTGCACTGGGATACCCATCGCCCGCATCTCATAGATGAGTGGCGCACCAGAAGCCTTCTTCTCGATGATGATCGAGTCCGGCTCCCAGTCGTTATATTGCTCCAGAGCGACCTGTTTCAGCCTCGGAAACTCCATCCGCTCTCTGAACGCGTTCAATAAAATGATATTTGCCTGTGCCACACCCGTGTCGTCGTCCTGATAGAACACACCCCACGTGGTTAACGCCGAATAGTCAGCACGATTTGACTTTTCAAAGGCCGTATCCCATGCCATCAGCACAAAATCACAAGGTGGGGGGTTGTCAGAGTCCCAAATCTGCCACCAATCACGCTTAATGATCGCCGTAGAGTCAGATGTCGGGTTCTGCTGGTACTGAGCCATCCATTTTGGAAAGGGTAGCTCCTCTCGGAGGGCTTTTAACTCCGTTTCGGACCAAAACTCTGGCCACAGCGGCTGTTCAGAGGGCAAAATCGCCGGAAACTCGATCACTTCCCAGTCATCACCGCCCCTTTCGGCCTCTGCCTTGAGCACACGAGCCGTC